GGTTACTGCACGTCGGTGGCTATCTTTGATTTCACCAGCCGACTCTTCGTTGAGAACGGGACTCCACTTCTCAACTAATTGATCGTATGAAACTGAAGGATTCATTTGGAATCTCCTTACTTATTAGCTTTCTTGATTGCGTTAAGGTACTGTGACATGACACCAGATACTTCTGTAGTCTCGTCAGCAGACCAATCTTCGTTTACTTCTTCAGTTGAAGATGATACGTTCTTCTTGAAGTACGACTCTTTAACAGTCTTCACCTTAGCAGTGAAAGACTCTTCGTCTTCAAAATCCAAACCTTCAACTAATGATGCGAGTTTTTCTACCTGAGTGTCAGCGAGATCACGAGATGCTTCACGGATGATTGCTTCACGTTGGAATGTCTCTACTGCTTCAGATAACTCAAGAACTTCTGCTGTACGTTGGTTGAGAGTCTCTTCGAGATCTTCAACTTGGTCAGCGAGTTCGTCAACTAGGTCTACTTTAGACTCTGGAACTTCGATGTAAGACTCTTCGAACAAATCACGCAAACGAGTCATGAACCCTTCTGCGATTTCTGTGCGGAGACCCTGTTCTACAGCGAGTTGGTTCTCAGACATCCAGTTTTCAACAACGTAGTTTAGGTATGAATCAATCTTCTCTACGAGGTCAGAACGAGTTGCGTCCAGTTCCTCTTCGAGACGTGATTGATACTCATCTTCTAAACGCTCTACTTCTTCAGAGAGCTTAGACTTAATTGCAGTCTCGAACAAGACAGCAGTTTTCGCTTTAAACTCATCAGACAAAGTTGCTTCTGATTCAACGAGGGCATCTAACTCATCTGTTACAGTGAACTCAGGCAATTCAATTTCTTCAATTGCGTCTTCGTCCAATTCTTCTAGTTGAGAGAGAAGATGCTCAAGATCTTCTTTCTTCATACCAGACATGAGTTTGTATCCTGCGTTGACCATTGCTGCTTTAGACTTACCACCACCTTGAGGTGCGGGTTCGTCCTTTCCTGACAGATCGCCTTTACGCTTAGGTGCTTGTTTAGTAACACCAGAAGTCGCTGCTTTTTTAGTAGCGGCGATTGACTGCTCTTCATCACCTACGGGCATTTTCTGAGCACTTGCTTCCTCGATTTCTGGAAGCTCAACATTTTGGTCATATTCAGACATATGTTTTACTCCTAAAAGTTTGATTTTAACAACGAGAGGAAATTCTTGTACTCGCGAACCTGCGTCTCATAGAGATGCTTTTTCGGAGCGGATTTAATTTCTGTCTCCATTTCTTCAATGACTTGAGGTTCTATAACACCATTGTTCCATACCCACTCAACACATTCCATGACACCGTTAACAAACGCGCCTGGAGCTGAGGGATCTTGGACAATGTCTACTGTGTTTAGAATGAAATCGTCACGCACATACATTGCGCCGTCTTTCTGCTCACGACTACCCATACCACGATTTGACACTCCTAGTTGAACACCACCTTCGAGAAGACCTTTTACAATCTGACCCATCGGAGTATCCAATATTTGTGCCTTTCCTACCACATCATTACCTTCAAACTGAAGATCTGTAATGAGGTGAGAAACTTTGTCAAGGTTCACTGTGGGCCCTTCGGGGTGATTCAACTCACCGACCGCACGTTTCTGACTTACCTGCTCCTTGACGTATTTGTTGACCGCTTTCTCCATAATTGCTTTTGGATAAATGCGACCATTACGATTCTTTTGTTCTGCTTGTGCAAACACACCTTCGATGACGAAACTCTTGGTTCCGTCTTCTTTCTTTTCTACGATGCACGAAACATCGTTAGTTGTGTACTCTGTAATTAGTTTCATTAGAATTCCTTAGCGAAAGCAATACCCGCTTTCTCTGCTTCTTTCTGGTTCTTGAACGTATCAAGTTTATCCCCATCAATGTAGACAGAGAACCCTTTGTTATCTTTATGCACCATGACAGTATGCCTATTGACTTTCTTGTCAAAGACATGCTGTCCTGCGGGCATCTTTTTTTCGCGTATCTGCTGAAACGTTTTCATACAATTTATTTATAAAAAAGAACTTTTAGACACCAGCGACATCATCGTCCCAAGCATCCTGTTCGTCATCTGTGAGTTCGACTTCTTCGTCTTCTTCATCATATTCCAGATCCTCTTCGGTATCTCCCTCTTCATCTTCCACTTCAGCCATTGCTGCATCGAGTTCTTCTTCACCATAGATTGAACTCGCGATTTTAGTTCGTGCTTGATCTAATTGAGTCTGTAACCGATCATTGATCATGTCATTAAACTGTTGTTGAGCATCTGTGTATTTTTGATCTTCCACCGACTTCATGAAATCCACGATGGGATTCGTTGGAGTCTCGATAGGATCTGCTTCCACTTCACCAACTACTACATCTTCATCTGCCATTGTCTATTCTCCTATTTCAATGCCAAAAACTCACCTTTGGTGAGTGTCTTATCTACCTTGGTGTCAACGACACCTAAGTCACTATCTATTGCTTTCACTAAACCACCATACACATTCGAACCAGTGGTATATACAAGTGTCGATGTGCCCCAAACTTCTGCCGCAATGCTTGCCAAATCTCCCGACGATAACGATGAAGTCGCAACCACTTGGTCAACAATGTTAGAACGTGTCAAGTTAACCGACACACCTTCCGCAAACAAGAATGGGTTACCACCTGCCTCACGAGTATAAATGTTACCATTCACCGTCAGAATGTACGGATTCTTACTCGCAAACGGTTGTATACGCCATCCATTCTCCAAGAAGAAGGTCGAACCAACGTTCAGTGTGTCGTTCAAGGGTTCTCCACCAATCGCACTAATTGCTTCTTTCCAAGTGGATGCAGTAGGGTATTCCGGTGAAGCAAGAACCCATTCTTTCCATGCTGAATAGATGTCAATCTTTACATCTAATTCTGTCACACCCTCGTTGACATAGATGATTCTATTACGACCATCCCATGCAACTTTCTGAGTTCCAAAATTAAATCAAGAACCGTATCCTCCACCTAGTCCGTCAGAGTCACGCCAGTCCCACTGAGTTCCGTACCGGAAGTGAATCATTACTCTTGTCTAATTTCTTTCCACTCGACCACAAACATTGAACGAGGATCTTGGGCCACTGGTATCTGTTCGTGACCATAGAAACTAACAACAAAGTCTGGGCCAATAAATCCATACAGTTCTGCATCTGTGCCCGTATAGGTTCCTGTGCTTGTGACGGGTGTTGCGTAGTTTTCGTCTGAGTACAATACTCCGGTATTTCTGCCATTGATGAATAGATAAGCATCAGAGTCACTGAGTGTCATACCTTCAAAACCATCGGTAATGGTTGTACCATCATTGTTCCGCATTCGATACTGACCACCAGCAGGGTTTGGCCCAAATGTTTTGGTATACTTTTCTCTCAATGTCCAACGGTCTGCTGTCGCAGTTATCTGTACAGGATTGATGTAAGTGATGTTACCGCTCACTGTGCCTGTAAGAGTGTTGGGTCGAATTGTGAAGGTGTCGTTGTCACTATCGATCGTGTGTACATGAGAACCAGCTGGAATGCCAGTACCAGTGACATTTGCTCCTAGAATGATGTTACTGGTTTCACCGACACCCGTGCGGATAGAGAATGATCCAGTATCTCCCGAATCACCACTTATCGTTCCGGTTGATGATCCTGTAATCGATGACAAGGATTCGCTAAATGTGCCACCATCATCTGAGGCTTGTTTCCATGTACCGTTCTGCAATCCGATAAATGTGTCTGCAAGTTCTTTCGTACTTCGACCAATAGACATGTCTTCGAAAATACGTGTTTCTTGGGTCAATGCATTGTCATTTGCTTCGTAGTTGATTCCACCCGTAGAGACTCGCATTGTGGTATTTGGAATGTCTGTCCAAATGTGGTTGTGGTGTACGGTATTTGTTGCAACTCGCCAATGCACAATTGCATCACGAACCGCACCACCTGCAATTAGTCCTGCACTATCGATGTTGTTGTCATACGAGATGTTTGTGATTCGAGTAGGCACAACAATGGAGTGGTTTGTCTCTCCATCTGCCGCAAGAGGTTGGAGACTCAACGAGAACAGATAGTTAAATTGTGAACCGTCTACTGGTTGGTGTCCAGTAGAATACGTTCTTGGAACACCAAGTTGTCGTAGGTCGATGTCAATTTCTGTCCATACTGCCTGACTGAATACTCGTGTAAATGTTTCGGCGTTATCGATAGCAAGAGGATTTGAAGACAATGCGCTCCAATAGACATTGGCATCGATTTCCGACTGTGTGTAACCATAAGTTGCAGTACAAGTTGGCAGACTAATGGTCTGGTTCATTGGTAGAAGATTACGATTGTTGTGATAATACTCGTGCATGACCACACGTTCACCGTTGTGGAATGTACCGAATCTTACACGACCTGAACCATGCCACTGGAAGTCCATCCAATACTGATTGTTCTTACCAAGATCGAGTTCCATACCACTTGGGTTGAGTGTTGTTCGCGAACCATCCACCTTGTCTTTGTTGAATGTTTCGATACCTAAATCACTCGCAGCTGTTGCACTTGAACATGCTAATAGAGTATCGACTTTCGTACCTGAGTTTGAGTTTCTTTGTTCTAAATACAAAACACCGTCTGGGCCAACATGGAACATAAATCCATTCTTTGCATCAAACAAACCGAATCGACGACTTGCACCATTCGCAACGGGGTTATTGACATTACCCGCACCCTGAAATAGACAAGTTCCCATAAACAGGTGTGAAGAGCCCGGAACGTATGTGTGATAAGTTTTTGCTGTCGCAGTCGCTAGGTCACTACTCTTTGTGACACCGACATCCACACATCGTCTTTGCACGTCGTATCGAATGAATGCTTTTTCGTTTCCGTAATCTGCACTCGCTCCTGCCTGTGTAGTTACTTTTGAGAAATTATTGTCCAGAACATCTTCGGT